AGAGGCAACACTAAGTAACAGAAATGAATTAGCTGAATCAAGCGGATTGCATTTTCACACCATCATTCATCCAAAGACTGCAAAAAAGGATAAGGATGGAAAGGTTATAATGCCAGATATGCATCAGTTGAAAGGCGGTTCTGAATGGGGAAACAATGCAAAGTCTGTTGTGATTGTTCACAGAGATTTTGATTCACATAGTTCTGATATTAAAATTGACAAAGCAAAGCCTGCCATTGTAGGAATCAGAGGCACAACGTCATTGAGTTATGACATCAAGCAAGGCAAGTACTTTGAGATACTGAATGGTGGTGTTAAGAAATATGCAGAGCCATTGTCAGATGAGCAGATTCCAAAGCAGACAGAGATGGAAGTAATGAACAATGGATTGTTAGAGAAGTTCAGAGGTGAACATGATGCACCTTTTTAATTAATTTTATTAAATTTAAAGTATGAACGATATTAGATTAAAATTACCATTTGCTCTGGATAGTATTTTCTTGATTCAAGGCAAGACTTATGAGATTGTAGATAGAGCAATCAGTTGGAACGTAGAGAATCAATGTGAGGTGTTTGATTACAAGATGAGATTGTTTAATGATTTCGGAAATTGGTTTAATGTAACGCATCAGAAACTCATCAGTCAGAAGTACAAAGTTATTCATAGGCAGTTGTTTATTGAATCCGGTTTAAAAGCATTTTAATGGATATCAAGATACTTACAACAAAGGTCAAGCTGCAACATCTGTTGGAGAGGATAAAAGCCAAAGGAGAGAATGAGAACTTGGATGAGCAGCAGACATTGATTGAGGCAATTCTGTTAATCTCTGAATTGCAAAAGCAATCAACAAAACATTATTCAACTGCATCAGAATACAGGCATAAATGGGCAGAGGGAAAAATGGAGATAAGGAATTTGAAACAACGGTGCAAAAGATTAGAGGATAACATTGAGTTATGAATCAGCAATAAAAGATGTGTACTCATTTCTGATGGATTTGAGCAAGAAGATTACCAGACGAAAGGATGAGCAAGATGAATTATTGCAAGAGGTGATAATACAGATTCTTGAAAAGGACAAAGAGCAATTGATGCTGATTAGTAAGGAGGGTAAATTGATTGATTATTGTGCAAAGATTATGCTGATAAATTATAATAGCGGTTATTCTAAATACAATTATCAGAGATTGAAACACAGAAACAATTGCCCACATTCAATTGATTATAAAGATTTCATTGAGTTGTACCACTTTACAAATGACATTCAGCAGACTTATAACCGGGATGAATACATTGAGCAGAGGAGAGTGATTAACTATATGGAACAAAACAAGAATTTCGATGCTATTGATATTGGATTAATGAAAGCCTATTTCGGTGTGCAGTATAATTTCAAGGAGATGTACGAGGAATTGAAACAGAGTGGTGCAGGTTCATTTAGTTATGGATGGTTGCACAATAGATTAAAAAGAGTTAAGAAACTAATGCCAGATAATTTCAGAGAATTATGGAAGTCTTAAAAGCATTGATATTCTGTTCAACAGTTCCATTTCTGATAGCTGATTACCTGCCATCATTTATAAAGAAAGTAACTGCACACAAGTATCTTTATTACATTGGTGCAATCCTATTAACTGCATTATCTTACAAGCCATTATCGTGTGCAACTTGCTTATCAATATGGTTGGCAGTTGCCTATACATTGACATTAAATCAAAATTTTATATTATACATTGGATGCGTACCAATACTGACAGAGGGCATTGAGAGGCATTTAAAACTGTTTAAACTATGACTTACTACCAACAATTAAAACAATACGATGATATCCTGTTTATGTATCAGCGAACTAAAAGTATGACCAGAGGTAAGGAGAAAGAAATCAATGAGTTGTTTGATTTGTATCAAAAGCATTCCGGGAATCAATTAGACAGAGGATGCAATGTATGTGTATCAAGAGCCATGCAAAGAATCTGCAATTGGTATTTCACAACTAAAGAATCATACAAAAGCAGAGGAGTAAAAAAGAAATGAGCAGCGAGGTGGATGATAGAAGTGAGAGAGAGGATGATGTTTGGAAGTTCAACAATGCTGATGGAATATTGGTAGGATCTGATGGGATATTATACGCTTACTTTAAAACCATATCATACGTCTATATTGATGAGGTAAATGGAGTAGGTTTAAATGATTCAGCAGTTAAAACAATACAAGATGCAAAGAGTGCAGGTCACGAGTTATATATTAACTTGGATAGCATCTCATTGGATTACGTTGCTTTCTTGTACATTGAGGATGATAATGATTATTTATTGAATTAGATGAGTAGAGAGTTAACTATCAAGGAGAGAAAGTTTGCAGAGTTGGTTGTTGAATTAGGCAATCAATCAGAGGCATATAGACAAGCGTATGATGTGACAAATAAAGATGCTGAATGGGCAAGAATTAACGCATCTAAATTAATGGCAAAGACTAACATACAACTAACTGTCAATGAGTTAAAGCAACAGACTGCACAAAAACATCAGATTGACAGAGATTGGATAGTGCAGAAATACATTGGAATGGTTGAAACATTTGAGGAGATCAAGAGATTGATGCACCAAGATAAGCTGACTAAGAATGACAAAGAGAAGATTTATGCAATGGCTAATTCTGGATTGCTCAAAGGTAGTGATGCCAAAGGTGCTTTGGATTCTCTTGCAAAGATGTTAGGTATGAATGAGCCAGAGAAGATTGAGCAGAGGCAAGAGATTACAATCAATGTAAAAAGGAACAGAGATTGATGGATGTCACACCTGTATTTGAGAAGAACTATGATGCAACAGAGAAGATTGTAATTAATCGTGGTGGCACAAGGTCAAGCAAAACTTATTCCATTGCTCAACTCTCTGCATTGTGGCTGATGACAGGTTGCTATGGTGACAATCAATTTTGTCATGTTGGTACGTGGAGTACAGTTAGAAAGTACAGAACAACATTAGACAATACGGTTGTAAAAGATTTTGAGGAGATACTGAATAACAATGATTACTACAATCAAGTTGAGCATAATAAGACTAAAAAGACTTACTCATTTGATAAGAGAGTGGTGCAGTTCATTGGTGCAGATGATGAGCAGAAGCTGCGAGGCTCAAAGCAGAATATACTTTACTGCAATGAGGCAAATGAGTTGAATTACAGAAAGGAGTTCTTTCAGTTATTGATACGGACAGAGAATAAAATCTATTTGGATTTCAATCCAGATGATGAAGATGTGTGGATTAATACAGAATTAGAACAGAAAAGAAAGCAACAGGAACGTGATGTTAACGTCATTGTTTCTAATTATAAACACAACACATACTTGCCACAGTCATTAGTTCAAGAGATTGAATTGTTAGAGAAAACTGATAAGGCATTCTGGCAGATTTACGGATTAGGTGAGTATGGAAAAATTGAAGGGTTAATTTATGAAAAAGGTTATGAGTTATGTGATAGCATCGATAGCAGGATTCCTGTCGTTGCCATTGGTATTGATTTTGGTTATAGTACTTCTCCTGCAGCTATTGTTGAAGTACGTCGAGATGGGAACAAGTTATATTTTAGAGAAATTCTTTACAGGACTGGCTACAACAATAGAGAGATTTTTGAAGCAATTAAGCAGCAGAAGATAGATACAAGAACTAAGTTTATTGCTGATTCAGCAGAGCCAAAGACAATTGATGAATTATATTCTTTTGGGTTGAACATTCATGCAGCTAAAAAAGGCAAGGATTCTGTTAATAATGGGATTGACATCTTGAGAAGATTTGATTTTGTAGTGCAGTCTGATAGTAGTAATATCATCAAGGAATTGAAATCTTACAAATGGGAGATAGACAGAAACGGCAACAGGACAGGAAAGCCAATTAAAATGTTTGACCATGCTCTTGATGCAATCCGTTATGTGGCATTAAATGAATTGGCACAAAGTAATAAAGGAGTGTACAAAGTGAGATAAATGATTATCTTTGTAGTATCAACCTTTGGTTAAGAGGTTTGTTTTGTTTTAGTTTTGAAAGAGGGGTATGCAGTTGATTCTGCTACTCCTTTTTTTATGCGTGACAACTTGTAAATAAATTATATTATAACACATGAACATACAAATACCAAAAGATTGGGATGCAGTAACGGTTGGAAACTTTGCGGAGTTGTACCCGGTGCTTTCATCTGATGCGACATTGATTGAGAGAGTACCTGCATTGTTGTCGGTGTTATCTGGTCAACCATTAGATGACATCAAGAAAATAAGCATTGAGGATTACAAGCGGTTGAATAAGCATTTGAGTTTCTTGAATGAGTTTGACAAGCTGAAAGAGATGCCAGATACGTTTAAGATTGATGGCATTAGGTATCACATTGAAACGGATATCCATAAAATGACAGGTGGGCAGTATATGGATTTGATGCATTTCTTGAAAGAGTGTAATAACTCTGATTTCTTGATCATACAGAACTTGCACAAGATACTAACGTGCCTCGTTATTAGAGATGAGAAAAAAGCATTTGGATGGAAGAAAGGAAAGTATAACGGTGAGTTATTTGCAGAGGTCAGCGAGGCAATTAGAACAAAGATGTCAATCAGATATGCTTATCCTATTGCTCTTTTTTTTTGGAATCTTTGGGCAGAATTAACAAAAAGTATGAACGATTATGGCAGCAGCCAACTAACAAAAGCAGAGGCAATCTTGGAGGAGGTGGCAAAGGACTTGAGCAATGGGGATGGTATGTGACATTAGATAATATGAGCAATAGCAGACCAGAAACATGGCAGTTCTATTATGAGATGAAGCTGCTTGAGTTCTTAAATCTGCTGCTTTATTACAAGGATAAAGAGGAACATATTGAGAAGATTAGACAACTGAATGAAATGAAAGCAAGAAGATAATTGGCACAACAAGATAAATATCCGTTAACAACTGCAAGACTGCAACTGTGGATTAATGTTCGCATCAGACGAATGCAGCAGAAGTTGGCACAAGAAGGCAGCAACAATAGTGGTGCATTACGGCAATCATTAGCTGCAAACTTTAATGATTCAGTTGATGAGAAAGGTGGTATCATCTCCGGGTTAATCATTGCCAAAGATTATTGGGCATTTGTTGATGAGGGTGTTCGTGGTGTTGGTGGTAATTCAGACATCACAAACAATGCAATGCCTAATCAGAATGCAACATCACCATTCAAGTACGATAATAAAAAGCCTCCATTGAGTTGGGGTGCTGATGGAGTTCCAAGAGGCCCGATTGGTGAATGGGTTAGAACTAAAGTAAAAGCAGGTGGTAATGATTTATTTACTGCTTTGAATGTTAGAGAAAGCATCTTTAGGAAAGGAACTAAGCCGACATTCTTTGCATCTGATGTGCTAACAGAACAGGCAATCAATGAACTCAATGAGGAGATTGCAGAAACATTACTGCAAGACCTTGCAAATCAATCTGAACAATAATGGCAATAACAATAATAAATACTCCATCTGATTTCGTACCTGTTAACAACAACGTAATCTGGACAGGTTCATCAACCAATGATGCACAACCACAATTCAAGTATCTTGTGGATATATTCATCAATGCGGTGCAAGTGTACAGATACAAGATCAAAGCAGAGCCAACAACCGGCAATAACTTTTTAGTTGTTGATGTATCAAAGATATTGAGAAACTACGTATCACAGAATCTGTACATTGAAACATTCACACAAGGCATCATTGATGGAAATGAATCATTTACCGATTATGAGATTCAAATTGGTGAGGAGTATGAGGTTGCAGGTGTGTTAACTCAATTTCCTAATCTTGCCAATGCAACAAGCTATGTGTTTAATGGTGCGTTGAGTTATACAGATTTCGTTGATTTCAATCCATCAACTTATTTGGATTCAAAGTTCTTAACAGATGCACCAAGAACACAATCAACAATTCTTGCAGGTGGTGGCGCATTGCATTTGATGCTTGATGTGGGAACTACATTAACAGACCTAACAATCAAGACGTATCAAAGCGGTGTACTATTTCAAACGTATCAAGTAGTGACTGCATTAGTTGCAACTAACTATTATATATTTGCAAGTGGTGTTGATTCCATAAATGACATTGCACCTGCTAACTATGTAGGTGCGCCTTTGTTGCCCCCAATCACATCATCAATCACATCTTATACGGTTGAGGCAACACTATCAACAGGCACAACAGAAATATTCACATATAACATTGTTGATACTTGCAATGAGCCTATCAGAGTGCATTGGTTAAATCGGTTAGGTGGTTATGATTATTTTGATTTTGAATTATCAAGTAAAGACAGATATGAGGTTCAGAGGCAACAGATGAAACAAGTGCCAGATGTGGTAACTGTACCCGGTGTTGTTAGATACTCAAAACGTGACAGACAGAATCTTGATTATTGGGTAAAAGAGAAACGCATCACAAAGCTGACAAGCAATTGGATTACAGGCGCACAATCAGAATGGTTGAAAGATATGCTCTCATCCCAAGATATTTACTTGGAGATTGATGGTGCTTATAATGCGGTTAACATTCAGCAATCAAGTTATGACGTTAAATATGAGGACAGAGATGAGTTATTTAATTTAGAGATTGATTTCAGTTATGCAATTGATTCTGATAGACAACAATTCTGATGGATAGACAAGAGTTATTTATTGATAATAATATAGTTGAGTTATCGGATGATGTTGCGGTTGCTCTCAATTTCTTGATTGCTGACATTGCAGAGCCAGAGAACAGGAAAGCAGATTACTCCAAGACAATCAATCTGCCGGGCAGCGAGAAGATCAACAAACTATTCTCTCATATCTACAATGTGAATATTGATTTAACTCATTCATCAGCATCATTCAATCCCAACATAAGAGTGAGTGCGAGTTATGCAGTTAATTCAGTTGAATTGATTGATGGATATCTGCAACTCAAAAAGGTCAACATCAAGGATGGTTGCATTAGTTATGAGGTGAATATCTTTGGCAGAAATGCAAATCTGTTCAATGACATTGGTGAGGCATTATTAAACGAATTAGACATCAGTACATTTAACCATGATTGGACAATGGATAATGAAGCATTGTCATGGGGTACGTCAATCATTGAGGGCGGTGTTGCAGTACCTTTTGAATTAGGCAAGGGTTATGTATATCCAATGATTGATTATGGCTTTGACAATTCAGAGGATGAGTTTGCAGTCAGTCACCTATTCCCGGCAGTATATGCAAAGGAATACATTGACAGAATATTTGCAGCAGCAGGTTATACTTACAACTCAACATTTTTTGATAGCAACTATTTCAAGAGTTTAATCATCCCTTACAACGGAAAGGATTTAAGATTAACATCAACACAGGTTGAGGATAGGAAAGTGATTGTGCAGAATACTACAACGCAGACAGTTTTGGTTGCTCAATTTGCCCAGACCTATGATGTGCAATTCACATCACCTGCTATTCAAGACAATTTATCACAGTTTGATTTTGTAACATACGAGGCAACAATTGCAGAGAGTGGTTATTATGATTTAATTGGCGAGTTGAATTACAATGCACAATTTATTGTTAGTGGTGCTGCAACTCTTGTTGATTCTTTATTTGCAATTGAGGCGCAGATTCGCATTTTGGTTGATGGTGTTATTGAAACAATTAAAAATATTTACATTGCTCCAAACGGACAAGTTGCACCATTACCAAGTGGATACACAACTGCAATCAATCCTGCACCGCCATCAGATGAATACTTTGCAGACAGAACAGGTTTAGGAGAATTAACTCCTAATAACTTATTCAATCCGGCATCTGTATCAATTGCCACAAGGTCAAACATGAGGCTTGAAGCAGGGCAAGTTGTGAGTGTTGAATTGCAATATTGGTTAAGACCAATACAACCATATACAACTGTTGGCGGTGGTTCACCTGCACCAACTATCAATGATTACTTTGTTGA